CAAGAATATAAAGAAGCAGGCGGTGGTTATCGCGGTGGTAAAGGAGAAAAGCAAAAGTCTTTAGAGAAGTGGGGGAAAGAAGATTGGAGCACTCGGGAAGAGTATGAAAAACGGGTAAAAGCTGCTAAGGTAGCTAAGAAAGCCAAACAGCGTAGTGACTAGACAGATTCACGGTCATAGCCCAGGCAAACGAGGATCAACAAAGCGCTCGTCTACATATAATAGTTGGCGAGCAATGTATGATCGTTGTTTCTTAAAATCAAACAGTAGCTATAAAAATTACGGCGGAAAAGGAGTTACTGTATGTGATAGGTGGCGTTGTTTTAAATTGTTTTTAGAAGATATGGGTGAAAGGCCTGATGGTTATGTTTTGTCTCGTTTTGAAGATAAAGGTAACTATGAACCAGGAAATGTTACATGGAAACGTCTAGAAGAAAACTCTTCAGAAAAAACACATGCAGTTGGAAGTAAAGTAGGAATTTCAAAATTAACAGAAGCTCAAGTTTTAGAGATCAGAAAATTAGAAAGTAAAGGATATGGAATGCGCGAGCTGGGCAGAATTTTTAATATAAATCATAAAACTATTTCAGCTATTATAAAAAGAAAGACATGGAAGCATATTTAGAATGTCAGTTGACAAAGCAATACAAGATGGTTATACCAAGCGTTATCTCCCCAAGAGTGCATGGGCTTCTTTGTCTAAAGAAGAACGCGAAGAGACTGATCAAAAGAAAATAGCTGGCAGCAAACAAGGAAAACAGTTTGTAAAAAATACAGAAGCAGCAGAGAAAGCAGGTAGAGCAGCACGTGCTGCCAAACGCTACAAAAACAAATAACTAACTTATAATCAAAGTAGATTACTTCTGATTATGGACAAAAAGAAAGCTCCGGCTCCTAAAGGCAAGCCCGTACCTCCTGCTAAGCCTGGTGCCAAAGGCAAAGCCGGTGCGTCCACTAAGCAGATGGAAGCACGTGATCGGTTTAAGGAAATGATCGCTAAGAAAAAAGAAGCTGCAGCCAAAAAGAAAAAGTAGTTTAGACTACATGTATTTAATGTAAACACTTAAAAAAAAGTGATCCCGGAGATAAGCGCCAAGATTTTCTGTTATACTTAATTGCCTTGGTCTTAAGCAATTGAATGTCTCATTTCAATATTGGCGACGTAATCATTAAAAACTACGGGAAAAAACCTGCTATAATTGAACGTGCTGTTTCTTGGAGGGGGCAAGGCTGGTGGTATTGCAAGTATCTGCCTCCCAGTAAAGGTAGTTTTGAAGCTCATGAAAAAGACTTTAAACTTTACCATTCACTAGAAGAAATTATGCCCGAAACAAAAACTCTTTATTCTTTCACAAAGCCAGATGGAACCATTACCTACGGTAATCACATTGGTACCAATTCAAACAACAACTATCTTATTGAAGAAAAGGGCACAGGCGAAATTCACGTACTAGATCCAAAAACCATTGAAGAAGTTCTGCCTTATACTTTTTCTGCAACTATTGCGGGAAAAGAGACGCACTATGTGTGTCAACCAGGTGTTGTAAACAAAGGTGATTACCTTTTGTATACAAACGGCAGCAATCCACAAATTGCTGTAGTAACAGCGGTAGATACAAAAAATAAAGCTGCACGCAGTAAATTTCGCGGCAAACGTTTACTGCTAGAAGATCTTTAATCTGTTATAATACCTTTGATAGAGGCCAAGCCTCTGCGCCCTTCACAAAGGCCCACGCTTGGTCCATCACCCCACCCATACTGCTCTGTCGGTATGGTGCAGCCAGTTCTGAGGTCCACCGTTGGTGTGAGTTGCCTTTCCTGGTTTGCGTAACACCCCTCATGCTTAGCTCTCAGACGTAGACCATTTTCCTGACGTCGGGAAAATGGTTTTCAGAGATGATGCACAAACCGAGGGGTCACTCAACTCCAAAATAACACCATCTTAAAATAAAAAAAAAATAGATAAAATGGATCCGCGTCAAGCAGCTCAAAAATTTTTAAGTAATTTTAATCTTCAAAACGCAAAAGATAAAATTATTAGAGCAAGTCAATTATCTAAAGACAGTGGAGGGCATGAATTTCCCGGAGCTGTTTGGAGACAATTTGTTAATGAAACAGAAAAGGAAAGTAAACAAATTCTTTCAACAGCCCAAAACAAAATTGTTAATAAACCATCCATACAGCAGTTGCGTCAAATTGAGCAGCAAAGAAAAATTCAACAATACAAACAAAATATTAGATCTCAAGCACACGAAGTTTTACAAAAAAATCCAGCAGTTGATTTAAATACTAATCAAGTTATTAGTGACAGTTGGTTACCTGGACAAGCAAGTGCAGCTGCTAATGCTTATAAAGAAGATATTCTTTCTTATGCTATTGAAGCTTCTAGAATAAGAAATATTCCAATTCAAAAAGCAGTTCAAGAGGCTGTTCAGAATGTCTCTCCGTCTTTATATTTAGGCAATGTTCCGCTTAACGCAGGAGAAACAACACAGATTGCAACAGCTGCGTCTAATCCTTATTTTCAAACGCTATTAAAATCAGATGAGCTTGGTTATACGCCACAAGAAGCTTTTGAGTATTACATCAAAACTGATCCACGTTTTTTATATGGATCTCAAGATGTAAAACGCAAAATAAGAGAAGAAGATTGGGATGATTACGAATTGTTCTAATAGCCAGAGTAAACTATTGACATAGCCTGTTCGATCGGTAGTCTAGTGGCAGGACATAGGTGCAACGCCGAAGATAGCTGGTTCGATTCCAGCACGATCGATTTAGGGTACAACCAGGAACGTTGTATTAAATGAAGGATCCCCTGGGCCGCAACGTAGAAGCATCGACACAAGTTTTGTCGGTTGATGATCGTAGGTGGACATCCTCGCCCTACATTCTTTTAAATTTGATTTAGATTAAAGCTAGTAACTAACAAGTGCGTGCCCTGGAGCGAAGGAAAAGAACGCATCAAACAAAACAAACAGACCCTTCTTGCGTACAAGAAGGGTCTTAAATGTACAAGGTGTGACTTGAGTGATCATCGTGTCCTTGAGTTCCATCATATTGGAGACAAAGACAAGAATGTTTCCCGAATGGTTAATGCAGGTTACAGCTGGGAGACCATCCAAAAAGAAATAGATAAATGTATTCCGCTATGCTGTAACTGCCACCGCCTGGAACATTGGAAAGATTGATTACATGCCCCTTAACGTAGCTTTAATAAACCAACTTGACTTAAAGCATTGGCCTACTAGATCAGCCATGTAGTTTGCAATATCAATTGCGCTAATCTTTTGTGCAATTCCTTCAAGTCTTTTTGCTTTGTTGGCAAGCTCTTCAAGATTTTTGTAGTACGTACCCAACATTCCTTTGGGATCATAAGACTTTACACTATTGAATTCAGGAAGAGCATCTTTTAAACCACAACCACACATAGGCAGCAAGTAATCCATACTACGAATGAACTCAGCAAGAGTATCAAACTGTTCTAGATGTGCTTCGTATTGTCCTTTAAGAAACTTATGAACAGCAAGGAAGTTACACGACTCATAATTGAGATGAATCAGATGGCTTTGGGTTTCTAGTTCTTTGACGTAAGCACACATCGCAATCATCTCCTGGATGAAAGCACCAACATCCTCACGGCTGGTTTTGGATTTGGCAGGGGCTTTGGGCTTGGCCTGGGGCACAGGAGCCTGTGGCTGCCCTTGCGGAGCTTGAGGAGCTGGTGCGTAGGTAGGAGCAGCTTGCTGTGGAACAGAAGTATACATAATTTTCTGTCAATAGTTCTAGTATAACAAGGAACTAATCAAAGAATTTCAAACCAAGAAAGATCGGTGTAGCACTTAGCACCAGCAATAGTAGGTGCAGCAACCACGGTAAAGGTATCACTTACTCCAACTTGCGTCCTACCCAATTGGAAATTAAAGTCACGTACATCGGACAAGCTAAGAGTTCCATCGGATACGATGTATCCACCGATGATGTCATTACCACCACTTACGCCACTTGCTGTTGTGTTGTATTGAACATTACCGTTGTAGTGCGTGGTCCAGGTACCACCACTGATTGTGGCATTTACTAAAACGCGATACTGAATAATATCTGGTTTATTGTTTTGCGTTTGTTCCAGAGCCATTGACAGGTTTGATGGAACAACCACACTATCCGTACGACCAGATGCCATGCGAATAGACACCAGGTGATACGTGGCGCCAGAGGTTGTTAAGGTAACGGGCGTGGTGCTGGTTGCAACATTAAAACGTCTACTAAACCCTTCATAACCACCTTCAGAAATGATTGAAGCACAAATACTTTTTGCAGTACTAGCACTTGTAGTTGTATTTAAGTTTTCAATTTCTTGTCTTAAAGGTAGACAAGCAGTTGTCATGTACGTTGTATTATTTAGGTTTTCATTATGGAAAGTATGTGCAATTACAAATTGACCATCGACAACAAATCCACAACGTACATCACCAACACCAAGCCATTCAATATCACACCAAAAGATATTTCCTTTTGTAATATCTAGTAACCGGTTAGAGTTTCCAGTACCATCAAAAGTGTCTTCATTCCAATTTGCTTGTGCTACCCGTGTCTCCGACACGGAGCCACCAACATACGTGCGCATAACAAGGTAAATATCTCCAGCATTCTGTTCAAGAAATATTCCGTTCTGTGTACTAAAGTAACCAACCCTTTGCCGTAGGTTTGCTTTAGAAGAAGCAAATGTAAAAGAGTTTAAAATCAAAAGTGATTTCCCTGGTTGATATGGAAACACTCGTTTGGTTTCCCTATAGATATAGTCACCAGAAGCAGTGGTCACCCCTAAGTCCACAACACTTTCGTTTGCACGATAAGTAGTTGTACCACCTCCACCCGTTACCGTAGACCACTTATCGTTTTCTTGATAACGATGCTGGCTATCAAATAACGTAAATGGTTGTGAAATACGTTGTCGCCCAAAGGCATCAGCACTGGTGGTACCAGCAGAAGTGATATGTATGGGTTGCCCTGGATCTGAGAAAACCTTAATGACTTCGTATAGGTTTTGTGTTGCAGGGTCGCGGTAGAGAGGCATGTATATATTGCAAGTAATGCATCTATTCTAATTTGAGTATGTAAATAAAAAATGCGGCGCTTACGCACCGCACTCAACTCAATAAAACAAATTTATTTCAAGGTAGATCCAGAGTCAATCTCCTGTTCTTGTTTTCCAGCCAGTAGATCATAAAGCTTAGCTAGTTTTTTTGCTTGTGTGTTGTAGTATTCATAGTCTTGTTTAACTGCATTTAGTATTGACTGGTAGAACAAAGCACAAGAAATACTATCAGGGCAGATAAGAAACTCACTAACAATATCCCTGAAATACTCATTAACTTTTTGTGCAGATGCTTCATGTTTTGTTAACGGAGCAAAACGTTTCATTGCTTCTTTTTCTTTTTCTCCAAAGAACAAATCCCAACCAACAGGTTCAGACACAAAGTTTTCTTTGATGTGATCAGAAACTTCTTTTGTTGTTTCCCGTTTTGCTTTGGCTGTATCTGCTGGTGGTTGACGGAGTTGCTTGATGAAGTCAGGTGTTTCGTTCATGAGGCGTTGAATGGTTTCAATACATTGATGATACCCCTCTAGGTAGCCGGAGGGGAAAGCTCTTGATTTTTCTACAAACTTCTGCTGGATCAACCGGTCATATTTTGCGTACAGTCGGTTGGATATGTAAGTGAAGAGATGCTTGATTCTTGGATCCGTTCGTC